TCCCTTCGGGCGCGCAGCGGCCCCCCTCGGTGCGATCCACCGGTGGGGGTTCTGCGTATCCGCCTCAGTGACGAGGCTTGCGACCGACGTTCCAAGCACAGCTGCGACCCCGTCAAGCTCGTCTAGCTGCCATCTGTGCACGCCACGCCACCGTGTCGTGATCTGATTCTGCGACATGCCAAGCGCGCGCCCGAGGGCGCTTTGGCTATATCCGAGCCGCGCCGCTTCGGCGCGAATGTTCCCAGCAACGATGTCCCCAGTGGAGCGCTTTGCGCTCGCAATTTGTGCGGTGCTCATGTCGTTAGGCTAATGGAAAATGCCCTAACTTACCATGTGTGCGCATTTATATAGTGGACAATCCTTGTTGTGAGCTAATGAAAAAAGCATTAGATATGTGTGTATGTCATCGAGTCAATTGATAGTCAGTGAAGCTGTTCGGTGCTTTATGGATGCATCTCACATCTCGCAGACCATGCTTGGGCGAATCCTCGGGGTCAATCAATCTCAGGTCTCCGCCCGCCTTCGCGGCGCTATCCGTTGGTCTCTCGATGATGTTGATCGGCTTGCCGACGCCGGCGTCCCGATCACCCTGACTGCAACGACGCTTGAGAAGGATGCATCATGACGTACCGCATCGACTGGATTCAGTTCTTGGCAGCCATTGCCATGCTGATCACCTATTTTGTGACAATTGTGTTATGTGCTATCGGCGCGTGGCCTCGCGCAGCGATTGCTTCTGCGCTTGCGACGTTTGTCGCGTTTGGTATGTGGCTTTATCGTCGCGACCTCCACGACCGCGAGGGTGCTTCCCATGAGTAAGCGACTCGAAGACAACGTCTCCCCCGGCCTGCTGGCCTCGCTCGATCAGCTCGAAGCGTCCACGGGGGCATTAATCTACATCCCTCTCGATTGTTCGTTCGCTGACGTGAAGCACTCGTGTATCCCTCCCGCTGATCTTGCCCGAGCGAACGGAGAACGCCGTGATTAGCGGGTCAGACGCAGCGATCGTCCGCTCACTTCTGCGCAAAGCGCAAGCGCTTAGTATTCAGCTCGCCGACGATGCTGCCAAAATGCAGGTCACCGGCGCTAAGCGGATGCGCCCGAAGGATCGCGCCCAGAAAATCAAGCTGCTTCATTGCTACGTAACTGTGGCGATTCGGTACATGGTGGAAACGCAGCCATGAACGCCGTCACAGCATGGTCGGACGCTGATCGCGCTGACTTTGTCGCGGCCGCTCGCGCTGCGATTAGCGGCCCGCGTGCCGAGGATGCCGCCGCCCAACCGGCGACCGTGCTAGCGCCGAGGGCGCGCGGCATCCTCAATGCCGGCATGAGCTTCACCTCCATTCTCGCAGCGCTCTCTCGGATCGGATGGGGACCACTCAGGGGCAGGGAGTTCGCGGCATCCAGGGCGATCCTGGATACTCTCGCGCTCCTGGCGCACGATACCCGCGCCGACCTGTCCGCCGTCGTACAGACCACGGCCCGCCAGCTCGCAAAGCGCGCCGGTTACTCGCTCCGCCACACGTCCCGCTGCCTCCAATGGCTCGAAGACGCTGGCGTGATCGAGTGGCACCGGGGCGGTATCCGCATGGGCGCGCCGACCATGGGCGTCATCAAGGTCATCAAGCGCACGCTAGTCGATTGGACATTGGCATTCCGCCGCGCCTCTGACGTCGAAGACCGCGCGCGCAACGCGGCGACACGCGCGCGCATCCAGCTCTACCGGCTCCGTCGCAATTCAGCGAGGCCCAAGCCGGTCGGCGCGGCCCATGTGGACATGAGTACGCCCCATTCTTCCCTACGGGATGAGGGGGCCGCATCGGCGTCCCCTCGCTCCTCCCGTGAAGAGATTGATTCCACCCGAAAGGATCCCGATATGAAGTATCGGCCGTCTTATCACAAGTACTTATCCGTTGAGTGCCCGCATGGGCAGCGGTCCGCCGACCGGTGCAACGCCTGCAAGTACGAAGCGATCATGCGTCAGCAGCGGGTAGCGGAGGCCGAGAAAGCCGCCGCGCAGCGGCGGCGCAAAGAAGAAGAGCAAGCGGACCGAGGGGCTACCGGGGCCTCGTGGCCTCCCGCGTTTGTGGAGTACATGCGCACGGCTCACCCGGATGCTGAGCCCAGGCAGTGGGCACGCCTCACCATCACGGACGCCAGGGCGAAGGAGTTGATCAATGTGTGAACATCAGGATGCGCGCGCCGTGGTCGCCGATATCGCGGTGGATATCGAGGCGGCCGCCATGCGGGCGCACGAGCAGCTCAACGGTGCGTCGCCTTACAGCATGTCTTCGCCGCAGTTCCGTCTCGCGGGTCATGCGCTGCAGATCGCGGCGTTGGCGAGGCAGATCAGGGATGAGATCGCGGCGTCGTACCCGCCGCCGCCCGCGCCGCCGATGGGGCCGAGGTCTTGAGTCGGTGGGGTGGGCGGAAGGTCGCGCGCCTCAAGTGGCGGGTGGCCGCTGTTCACGGCACGGCCTGTTACGTGTGCGTTGGGCCGATCGACATGGCGCGCGCCTATCCTGATCCGCTTTCGGCGTCGGTGGAGCATGTGATCCCGCGCTCGCTTGGTGGTGGGGATGACCTCGCAAATCTGCGTCTCTCTCATCTGCATTGCAATACCTCGCGTGGCGCTCGTCCGGTCCGCTCGGTGCGTCCTCCGGTCCGCTCGGCTCTTGTCGCGGGCATTTTTTAAGGCCGATTGGGCGGGAAACCCCGCCCCCAGCTTCCGTCTCCCCCCGAAACGCACAGAAAACGGGCGGGAAGGGCAGAAAATCAAAGGAAACGTGAGAAAAAAACGTGTTCGCCAGTGAAATCAGCGTCCTGCCAGGCATGGAGGCACCAGCCCCCGCTCAAGTCGTCGGCCCAGTGGAGTCTCAGACGATCGCGGCTCTCACCGCGCTCAAGGAAGACGGCCTGATCACTGGGAAGTACGTCGCGATCGCGGCAACCCTTGAGGCGACGGCGCGGGCCGTCGACCAGGGGATGCTCGGCGGCCCCAAGGGCGTGAGCGTCGCGACGGCGAACCTCACCAAGGTCCTCATTGACACTCTCGATTCCCTCCCGGAGCCGTTGACGGGGCAGGAACCCTACTTCGATGCCCTGGACGCACAAATCCAGGCCCTCACCGCGAAGGCGCTAGCATGACGGCGCCCGCTTATGCGACCCAGCGGACCCCGGAGCGCCCAACGTTCGGTGAGCGGGTCGCTCATATCGCCGCCGAGGTCATGGGCACGCCCCTCATGCCCTGGCAACGCCTCGTCGCCGACGTGGCCCTGGAGCTGGACGTTGACCAGCCGGGGGAGTGGGCTTACCCGACCGTCGTCGTCTCGGTCCCGCGCCAGTCAGGAAAGACCGCGCTCATGCGCGCGGTCGCCGCTGACCGGCTCCTGGCTTACCGGGATCACGTGATTCAGATGACCGCGCAGACAGGCAAGGACGCCCGCAAGCGGTGGGACCAGATCATCACGGCTCTCGACGTGGATCACCACCAACGGGCGTTCAAAAAGTACGCCTCAAAAGGCTCCGAAGCACTGACCTACAAGCGTACGGGGTCCACGCTCAGCCCGTTCGCGCCGACCCCCACCGCGATCCACGGCGACAGTTTGAACCTCGTCATGATCGACGAGGCATGGGCCTTCGATGAGGAGTCAGGGAACGCCTTAACGGCGGCGATTAACCCGACGTTCGCCACCGTCGTGGACTCGCAGCTGTGGATCGTCTCAACCAAGGGGACCGCGAAATCTGCTTACCTGAACCGGCTTATCACGCAGGGCCGGGCGGCAACCAAGGACCCCACCAGCCGCGTCGCCTATTTTGAGTGGAGCGCTGATCCAGATCTCGCAGCAGCGGACCCCTACGGCCGCGAGACCCTCGCCTTCCACCCCGCGATTGGTCACACGCAGACGTTTGACAAGCTCCTCACGCTCGGACGCGACGAGCCCCTCTCAACGTGGAAACGCTCATACCTCAACCTGGAGGACCTCACCGGAGAATCCGCCGTCATCGACCTTGCGATCTGGGATAGCCTCGCCGTCTCCGGCGACCAGCTGGACCCTCCCGGCCCCGGCCTGATCACCGTCGCCGTCGATGTCGCCGCCGACGGGAGCGCCGCGACGATCTACGGCGCGTACCGGGCGGGGGAGGAAACGCAAGCGGTGTGCCTGGCCTCCCAGGCGGGGGCGCGCTGGGTCACCGACGCGATCGCGCGCATGTACCGCGCTGGATACGTCGATATCGTCGCCGACGCAACCGGCCCCACCCGCACCGTCCTCGCCGAGCTCGCCGAGCAGGGGATACCCGTCACTGTGGGCACCTCCCGAGATTACGCGGCGGCCTGCCAGTGGCTCATCGACAAGGTCAAGACCGGCGAAATACGCCACGACGGAGACCCAGCCACCCGCACCGCCCTCGAAGAGGCCGTCACGACCCCAATCGCTGGGACCCAAGCCTTCAGCGCGACGAAGTCCCCCAAGCCCATCGACTCAATCCGTGCCCTCGCCCTCGCCGCCCACCGCGCCGCGAAACGCCGCAACCGCCTCCAACTGTTCTAAGGACCCGCAATGACGCGCAACTCACACTATCGGATGCACATCGACCGTGGCGCCTACACGTTCCTCGCCGTCTGCTCGTGCGGCTGGCGAGACTACATCCCGCGTGTTTCCAACGTTGAAGCCTGGAGGGCCGCCCGCGGCCACGAGTGCTCCTGCCACGCGGGCGGCACACAAGCAGCGAGGGGGTTTGACGCCGCCCGGCGACGCCTGTACCGGGAAACGTAGAAACCCGCACGCACCATTGTCGGCATGAACCTCCTCGCCGCCCTCGGCATCCACAAGCGCGCCGACGTGACCGCACTGTCCCCTCGGGTCATGCCGCCCTCGCGCGCCGAAGCAGCGGTGGGCCTGGAGGAGATCATTGGCCTAGACGCCGTGTACCGAGCCCTGTCCTACCTGCAGACCCTCGCCGGGCAGCTCACGATCGACACGTGGAAGGGCACGGCCCTCATCGACAGTACGATCGTCGCTCGTCCCGATCCCTGGCGCACTCAACGCCAATGGATCACCGAAACAGTTTCGGCCCTGTCCCTGACCGGTAACGCTTTCTGGCTCATCCGCCGCGGCGAGCAGGGGGACCTCCTCAGCCTCCAGGTCGTGGACCCCGCCCGGGTCGCCGTCGCCCTGGACGCCCGCCGCATCCCCCATTACAGTCTCGACGGCGTCGAGATCGACGCTTCCACGATCGCGCATCTGCGCTACCTGGTCCTCCCCGGTCGTCCCCTCGGGCTCGGCCCCGTCCAGGCCGCCCGGCGCGGCCTGGACGGCATGGCCCACGTCGCCAGATACGCCGATCAGCTCTTCACGCGCGGCGGCACCCCCGCCGGTGTCCTGACGACTGATCAGCCCCTCACCCGGGACGCCGCAGACGCGGCCGCCGAAGAATGGGCGCAGAAGCAACATGCCGGGAAGACCGCTGTCCTCGGTCAGGGCCTGAGTTACCAGCCCGTCGGCGTCAAGCCTTCCGACCTGCAGTGGTTGGACTCGCAGAAGTGGTCAGTAACGCGCGTCGCGCGTCTGTTCGGCATCCCGCCAGCAAAGCTCGCTATCGCGATCGAGGGCGCCTCGCTGACCTACCACAACGTCGAGTCGGCCTCGCTCGATATGCTGCGCGACACCCTTATGGGGTATCTGACCCCTATCGAGGACATGCTCACCTGGCTCCTCCCGCGCGGCCAGCAAGCGCGCTTCAATCTCGACGCTGTTCTCCGATCTGACACGAAGAGCCGGTATGAGGCCCACGAAATCGCGATCCGCAGTGGCTTCCTCACCATCGACGAGGTCCGATCCATCGAAGGGCTCACACCCCTCCACACCACCCTTGAAAGTGAGACTGTATGAACACGCGCACCGCGACCCTGGATATCGCGCTCAACACCCGATCCATCGACGAGGGAACCAGGGAGTTCACCGCAATCGGCGTCCCGTACGGTCCCGTGTACGACATGGGATGGGGATATCGCGAGCGTTTCGAGAAGGGCAGCGTCGATGCAACCGGCGCGGTCCTTGTCTACCAGCACCACGATCCCATCGGAACGATCACGGGCACGCGAGAAACCGACGTTGGTCTTGAGATCACTGCGCGCATCTCTCACACCGCCCGCGGTGACGAGGTTTACACCCTCATGAAAGATGGCGTTCTCAAGTCCATGAGCATCGGATTCGAGCTCATTGAATCCCGGGAGGACACCGTCGACGGCGAAGCCGTCAACACCATCACCAAGGCCCGGGCGATCGAGTTCTCAGTCGTCCTCAACCCCGCCTACAAGGACGCCAAGATCACGAGCGTCCGCCAACAGCAGACCCCCCACCAGGAAGGAACCCCCATGGACACCACCAGCCCCCAGGAGCCCGAGGTCACCGCACAGGACCTCGAGGGCATCCGCGCCCACCTCGCAGACCTCGACCGGCGCACCGCCCTGGGCACGGCGCCCGCCGAGCCCACCGGCCCCGACCGCCGCAGCGCGGGCGAGTACCTCAAGGCCCTCGCCTCCGGCGACGACCAGGCACGCGAGGCCCTCACCCCGCTCATGCGCCGCGATTACAACGGCGGCAAGATCGACGACGACGGGCGTAACGCCACCCCGGTCTTCATCAAGGACCTCACCCGGATCATCGACGAGGCAAACCCCCTCGCACGCCACTTCACGACGGGTCCGCTCCCCGCCGAGGGCATGACCATGGAGTACACGGAACTCAAGGAAAACACCGTCGCTGTGGGCAAGCAGGAGAAGGAAGGCGACGCTCTCAAGACCGGAAAGGTATCCACGAAGGTCAAGACCGCGAACATCGAGACCTTCGGCGGCGGCGCGACCCTGTCCTTCCAGGAGATTCAGCGCGCCCGCACCAACATGGTGACCCGCACTGTCGAGGCCATGGCTGTCGCCGCCGGAAAGGACGCGAATACGCGATTCCGCGCCGCCCTGGAGAAGCAGGTCAGCGAAGCCCCGCACGCGATCACGATCAGCAAGGAACTCTCGGCCTTGACCTACGCGGACCTGTTCGCCATGATCACCGACGCAAACGTTGCCTACCAGGAACTCGGCACCTCGATCACGGGCCTCATCGTGGATCGGGCCACCTGGCTGCGCCTGGGCACCCTCGAAACCTCATCGGGCGTGCCCTACATGGCGATCACCGGGCACGGAACAGGCACCATCGGCACGATCTCCACTGACGCACTGGCAGGCACCCTCGGGAACATCATGGTCATCCCCGATCTGAAGGCCACGGCCAACCGAGGTGAGCACGTCGCCGGAACGTTCTTCAACAAGGAAGCGATTTGCGTCTACACGTCGGGTCTTGCGCACCTGCAGGACGACGCAATCCTGAATCTCACCAGGGACATGAGCGTCTACTACTACGGCGCGATCGCGCCCGAGCGCCCCGACCGCCTGATCCCCCTCAAGATCGGCGCGTGACCATGGAGGCCGCTACCCCCGACCAGCTCGACGCCCTTCGCGCCTACCTGCATAACCCCACCGCCACCGACGGCGAACTGACGCCCGTCCTGGACGGCGCCCGGCACCTCGTGGCCGCCGCGACGACAGGGAAGGACGTGCCCGGCGAGATCATCACCCTCGCCGTGCATAAGGTCGCCGCCGAGCTATGGGCGGCGCGCGACGCGGTCGGCGGCATCGTCGCCGGGTACTCAGACATCGGGGGTAGCGTTCGTCTCGCCCGCGATCCCATGATCGCCGCGAGGCCCATCCTCGCCCCATGGATCGGAGTCACGTTCGGATGACATGCGACATCACCGCTCTCCGCGAGACCCTCGCCGCCACGCTCGCCGACGCGATCGACGGCGCTCAGGTCCTCGCCCACGACGTGGACCGGCCCTCACCGCCGCAGATCATCCTGACACCCTCCACCCCCTGGATCGAACTGGACCCCGCGCCCACCGCCTTCGCCCGCGCCCACCGCCTCGCCCTGAGGATCATCTGCGTCACCCCACGAGGCAAGGCCGCCGACCAGATCAGCGGCCTCGAGACCCTCACCTCGGCGGTCCTCACCGTCCTGGACGGCACCGACTGGAGCGCCACTGACGTGAGCGCCCCTTACTACCTGACTGGAGAGACCTTCACCCTCCCCGCCGTCACCATCACAGCCACCACCCCCATCTAACGAAAGGCACCCGTCATGGCACCCGAACCCGCACAGGTCACCGTCCGCGAATCCGCCCGCATCAAGGGAAAGAAGCTGGGCTTCAAGCTCAACGACCGAGACGTTTGGCCCGACATGAGCGAAGCGGAGATGAGCCCCTCCGAGTCCGACTCGACCGCCACGTTCGGCTCCATCGGCGCAGGTGGAACCCAGATGAAGCTCAAGGTCGCCGGCATCGTCTCCACCGCCTCAGCGAGCCTGTGGCGTCTCCTCTTCGACAGCGTCGGAAAGGACGTGCCCTTCGTGTTCGCGCCCAACGGCAACGAAACTCCCACCGCCGACCAGCCCCACTACACCGGCGTGTGCACGATCTCCACCCCGCCGACGCTGCCCGTCAAGGTCAACGAGGAATCCACGTTTGACCTTGAGCTCCCGGTGATCTCCTGGACCCAGAAGACCGCCGCCTAATGCCGGGTGAAGTCGCCTTTCGAGTCGATGGTCTCACGAGAGCGATCCGCGCCGCTGAGAAGGCTGGAGCGGACTCGGAGAACATGCGTGATCTCATGCACTCGATCGGCGAGATCGTCGCCGGGCGCGGGCGGGCTCTCGCACCCGCCCGCTCCCGGAAGATGATCGGCTCGATCCGTGCCGGGCGCGGCAAGACAAAGGCCGTGGTCCGCACCGGGTTCGAGTCAAAGCGATTGCCCTACGCGGGCGTCGTCCATTACGGGTGGCCCGCACACCACATCAAGCCCAATCAATTCATGCTCAAGGCAATCGAGCTAACACGCGGCGAGGTCATCACCCGCCTTGAAACCGGTCTAGGCGAGATCCTCGACCGCAATAACCTCTAAGGAACCATCATGAATTTCGATTCTCTCACCATCGGCGAGGTCACCACCCTCGAGGACATCTCCGGCCTCCCGCTCGCACAGATTGACGAGGACAAGCCCCTCGGTCGCGTCCTGAAGGCCCTTGTTTACATCATGAGCAACCGGAGCGATCACCCCCTCACGCTCGAGGAGATCGACGCCCTGCCCATGGAAGAAGCAAACAAGATCATCGAGCCGCTGACCGAGGACGCCGTCACCCGCCCCTAGCTAGGGAGCGTGCCCGCCTCATGGCGCACGTGTGCGTAGCGGCGGGCATGTCTCCCAGCGAATACAAGCAACTCACGCTCGCCGAGCTCGAGGAATTTATCAAGGTCCTCAAGAAACGCAACCGCAACTAGAAAGGTCCGTCGATGGGTCGCCAAACCGTCATCGTGTCCGTCCTCGCCAACACGTCGAATTTCAAGCGTGGCATGGGCGATGTTGCCTCGACCCTCGGCGGGCTCGGCTCCAAGCTCGGCGGTATGGCGAAAACCGGCGTCGCCGCCGTCGGCGCGATCGGCGCGGCAATCGCCGGTGTCGCCGCTAAAAAGGGCATTTCGCGCGCGCTCGCAATCGAGGATGCACAGGCAAAGCTCAGGGCGCTAGGGGCAGATGTCGCAACAGTGACCCAGGTTTCCAAGGACGCCCTAGCGGCGGTCAAGGGTACGGCTTTTGGCCTCGATGCCGCCGCTACCACCGCCGCGTCAGCTCTCGCCGCTCAGATCAAGCCCGGTAAGGATCTGCAACGGTACCTCGGTCTCGTTGCCGATACCGCTCAGATCGCGGGTACCTCGATGGAGGAAATGGGCTCAATTTTCGGCAAGGTCGCCACGAATCAAAAGGTGACCACTCAGGAAATGAACCAGCTCGCCGACCGAGGTATCCCGATCTGGAAGTACTTGAGCGAGTCGATGGGCGTCACGACCGACGAGCTGAGAAAGATGGTCAGCGACGGAAAGGTATCCCTCGAGGACTTCCTGGGCGCGGTAGAAAAGAACATCGGCGGCGCGGGCCGCGTCATGGCCGATACCACGCGCGGCGCGTGGGCAAATACGCTCGCGGCGCTTGGTCGCCTCGGCGCGGTCGCCGTCGGTCCCATCTTCCCGCATTTCAAGACCGTCCTACAGCAAGCCACGATTGGGATCGACGCCGTCACGAGCGCGCTCGCGCCCGCCGCCGACGCCGCCGCCGCGTTCCTCGGACCTAAGCTCTCGGCGCTCATCGACGGATCGGGACAAAAGTTCGCCGACTGGATCACCGGCATCCCCGCACGTCTCACGGCTATTGGGGATGCGATCGCGCCCGTCATCGAGACCGTCCGTGCCCGGCTCGCCCCGATTGGGGATGCGATCGCGCCCGTCATCGAGACCGTCCGTGCCCGGCTCGCCCCGATTGGGGATGCGATCGCGCCCGTCATCGACTCGATCCGCGACCGCCTCAGTGGCGAGGGCGGCCTCACCGGCGTCCTCCGAAACGCGGTCGGCGGCGTCATGCAGGTCATTGGGCCCATCGTCTCCCAGGTCGGCGAGGTGTTCGCCTCTGTCATGCAGACCGTCATACCGGTCGCCACGCAGATTGGACAGGCTTTCGCGCCCGTCATCCCCACCCTCATGGAGATCATTCCGACGGTCATGCAGATCGCGAGCTCATTCAGCCCGTTAAACCTCATCTTTCAGGCGCTCGTGCCGATCCTGCCCACGATCGCACAGCTCATCGGCGATATTGGGGTGGCCCTCGGCAACACGCTCGCGGCGGCGTTGCCGAGCGTCGTACCGGCCCTGCAGGGCCTCGCCGACCTCCTCGGCGGCGTCATGGCACAAGTGCTCCCGGTCATCTCCGGCCTCCTTGGTCAGGTTGGCGGTATTCTCACCGGGACCATCATCCCGATCATTGGGCGGCTCATCCCGATCCTCTCGCGTATCATCGCCGCCGTCGTTTCGGCCCTCGTGCCGATCCTGCCCACGATCGGGACGCTCCTTGAGGCCGTCGGCTCGGTCATTAGCGCGATCCTCACCGCGATCGAGCCGCTCCTACCTGTCATCCTGCAGCTAGTCGATACCCTCGTTTCGGCGCTCGCGCCCGTCCTACCCGTCATCGGACAGCTCCTCAGCGCCGTTGGCGAGTTCGTCGGTCGCCTCGTGATAGCGCTCTCGCCGCTCATCGAGGCGCTCGTCAGCGCGCTCGCGCCGATCCTGTCCGTCCTCATCACGATCCTCACGCCCATCATCGACCTTATCTCAATGGTCGCTGCCGTCATCGGGAACGTTCTCACGGTTGCTATCCAGATCCTCACGCCCATCATCACCGCCGTCACCGGCGTCCTCAGTGAATTTGTGGCGTTCCTCGTGGAAACACTCGGCGCAACGATTCAGGCAGTCAGTCAGACAATTTCGGCGGCATGGAATGGAGTCTGGTCGGTCGCGACGAGCGTTTGGACCTCGATTAGCTCGACAATCACGAGTGTCCTCGGCGCGGTCACCGGCACCATTAACGGTTTCATTTCCGGCGCGATCAGCTATTTCAATAGCCTCCGGTCTAGCATCACCGGCGCGATTAGCGGCGCGATGAGCTCGCTCACCGGCGCGATCTCGAGCGGCGTTAGCACGGCTATTGGCTTTATCTCGAGTCTCCCGAGCCGCGCCGTGAGTGCCATCGGATCGCTCGGCTCGACCCTCGTGAACGCTGGCCGGAGCCTCATCCAAGGTTTCATCTCCGGCATCACGTCCATGATCGGTAGCGTGCAATCGACCCTCAGCAATCTCACCTCGAGCCTCACCAGTTGGAAGGGCCCGGAGGACTTGGATAAGCGGATCCTCACGCCCGCGGGCGTGCTCGTGATTCAGGGCTTTATCAAGGGCCTCGAATCGCAGTACGGCAACGTCAAAAGCTCTCTGCAGGGGCTCACGCGCGATGTGGCCGGGACTGAATTCCTCAGCCCTACCGCTGCCCTCGACCTCTCCGGCGGCCGCGTCGTCAACGTCTATAACGTCACGATTGACGCGCCGATGCTCACGCCCTCGATCGACGCCGGGCGTGTGATCGCCTCGAGCCTCGAGCAGTACACGCGACTCAATGGAGCGGGCCGATGACACGACTCCCCGCACCCAGCATCGGCGACTACACCGGCGCAACAATCCGGCCCCTCGGTAATGGGCGTCTACAATTCCAGCTCACAGGCTCATCGCTTGCGTGCACGATCGACCACCTCGCGCCGGGACACCGGATCACGGTCATCCTCGCCGTCTCCTCAACCCAAATGGGCACACCTGTCATCATCCGCGCGGGCGATCACGCGCGACGCTACCCGGCCTCCCGCCGCTATGACTACACCGCGACCGTCACCACCGGCCCCACCCTCACCCTCGAGGTCTCCGGCCTCCGCTCCGGCATCATCGAGCGCCTCGACATCATCGACGAGACACCCTTAAGCGACTTCCCAAAGCCTCGAGATGTCCTCTCCCTCCAAGCGCTCTACCCGATGCCCGCCGCGACCGGCCTCCGATGGAATCAGCACCGATGGGACCGCGAGGCATGGACAAACGGTGGTGAGCGCCCAAACGCCCTGACATGGGATAGACACGCGTGGGATACCCGCGCGTGGGAGGTCTCCGAAACCGTGACCGACTACTGGCAGGACATCACCGCGCCCGTTACGGACATGTCGATCACTCGAGGCGTGCAAGCGACCGGCCCGGCACTCGCCGCCCGCGTCGGTACCCTGACCATCCGCGCGCTCGACGCCCTCAGCCCTCGAGCGACAGGTATCCACCACGGCACCCCGGTCAAGTTGATTCACTGGCCGACACGCACGCCGATCTACACGGGCACCATCACCGACCTCACAGTCACCCCCCACAAGCCCGGCGGGCGAACGAAATACGAGGTCGAATTTACATGCTCGGACACCGTCGCAAGGCTCGCCGCAATCACCCGATACGGCGCGAAAGCAGACGGCGGCGACGGATCCGAGACGTGGCGCGCGCGCCTCGAGCGCCTCATCACGAGCGCACCCGGCCTCGAGTACATGATCGACACCGCCGCCGTGAACGCCCGCACATGTGCGACCGCATGGGAAACCAGTCTCGCTAAGCACATCGACGCCCTCACCGCGTCCGTCGTCGGCTCATGGTCCGTGACACGCACTGGCGTCGTCTCGATCCTCGTGAATCGCCCAACCGTCCCGGCGTTCACATTCACCGACGCGATGGACACCGACCTATCGCACGGCATATGGTCCTACACCGCTATCGCGAACGAATGGTCAGCATCAGACTCTATCGCCCACGTAACGATCACGAACCACCATGCTGGCCGAGACGAAAACGGAGCGTGGCGAGCCGAGGACATCGAGGTCACAGTCAGCGACCCCACCGCCTCCGCCGCATGGGGCGGTACCAGTATCTCGATCGACACGACCCTCGCCGGAGATGACCTCGAGGCCACCGCACGCCGATACCTCACCGCCGCCACCGCCGAGCCGACGCCGAGCCGCATCACCCTCGCCGCCGCCCACAAGCACGGACCAGCGGACCGAAACGCGCTCATGAGCAAAGCGGCGCGGATCGACCCGATCACCGCCGCGACCGTGGAATTCCGAGGCGACTCGATCCCCGTCCTCATCACCCAGGTCACCCACAAGATCACCCCCACCACGTGGACCACCACGCTCAACCTAGCCCCTAACTCCCTGAAAGGAACCCGCCCATGAAAACGTTTGTACCCGGCGAGATCGCCCGCGCCGAAGATGTAAACGCGAATTTTACCGAGCTCAAGGCCGCAATCGACAAGCTCAAGGCCGCATTCCAGGTTGGACAAGTTTACGTGCACCCCCTACAGCCCGGCGATTCGACCAATTTTTACAAGGTTGACTTCCCAAAGCGGTTCGATAAAGCACCAATGGTTTTTATGCAGTCGCAGAATCAGCGCCTGAATACGGCCGCATGGGACATCACACCAGAAGGATTCACATGGATGGCTCATAACAACACATCGGGAATATCGGCGGGCACTCAAATCATGTGGGTCGCCGTCTCCCTCTAACCAGAAAGGACACCGACAATGGCCGTGAATGCAGCCGTTACCGACACCAATTGGGGCCCCAACTTTGACCCCGGCCGCCCCTACGGCGACCCCCTCGGAATCGTTCTCCACCATTGGGGCGTCGACGGACAGTCTCACGACGGGGTAGTCGCCTATCTCACCCGCCCCAATGGGAACACCTCCGCTCACTACGTGGCAAGCGGCGGGCGCGTCACCCAGCTCACGCACGACTACGACCGGGCGTGGCACTGTTACGGCAACAATGCCAGGACGATCGGGATCGAGTGCCGACCCGAGTGCGATGCCGCCGACTTCGAGACAGTCGCACAGCTCATCGCCGCGATCCGCGACGAATGGGGCGACCTGTCCCTCTCGGGCCACCAGGACCACTACGCAACCGCCTGCCCCGGACGGTGGCAGGCCCGCCTCGCCGAGCTCGACGCCCGAGCGCGCGCGATCCAGGGCGGCTCCGCTACACCCACACCGACCGCGCCCGGCGTGCTCGCCGTCGATGGCTGGTGGGGATGCGAGACGACCCGCCTCCTACAGGACAGCCTTGGCACCCCCGTCGATGGCATAATTTCCAGCCAGGAAACGGCGAATAGGGACTATGTGCCAGCCGCCGGAACCGGATGGGAATGGAGCTCCAACCCAGCGGGCTCGCAGGCGATCACCGCCCTGCAAGCCCGCCTCGGCGTCGCCACCGACGGGATCATCGGCCCCCAGACCATCATCGCCCTACAGGCCCGCCTCGGCGTCCCCGCCGACGGCTACGCCGGAATGGCCACCGTCGCCGCCCTCCAAACCCGCCTCAACGAAGGGAACCTCTGACCATGCCCGAGCCCAAGCACGCCGCCAATCCAACCCCCGAGTACTTCGCATGGCTAACACCCGCCGTGCGCAAGTGGGTATACGGCATCATCACCGCCGCCGTCCCCCTCCTCATCGTCTACGGGATCATCGACGCCGCTACAGCGCCCCTCTGGCTCGCCCTCGCAGCCTCCATACTCGGCACAGCGACCGCGTTCGCCCACACACCCACCGGAGGTGATTCGTGAGCGTCGCCGCCGAGGTCATCACCGCACTCGGTGGCCTCGGCGGCGCAGCCGCCCTCGTGACTAGCGCGGCGACCCTCATCCAAACCCGGCGCATCCACGCCCGCGTCAGCCCCAACCACGGCTCATCCATCTCAGACGCCACCGCCCGCATCGAGGAAGCCCTCGACGCCCACGGCGAGACCATCCGCCGCATCGAGAGCGAACAGACTAAGACCACCGCTGACGTTCTGATCGCTCGACACTCGATCGAATCCCTCGCGCGCGAGGTGAATGGCCTCGGTCACGAAGTCGGCGACCTTCGAGCGACGCGCGACCGTGACCATGGTGATTATGACGAGCGCATCCGAAAGCTCGAAGCACAGCCGCGCTAAACCGCTGCGCTCATCGCCGCCGCCCGCAAGGTGTCATCATCGACCGCAACATAACGTTGCGTAGTCGCTACCGACGCATGACCTAGAAGCCTCTGCACGCTCACTAGGTCATGCGTCGCGCGGTTTACGACAGTCGCGAACCGGTGGCGCAATTGGTGTAAGGTCACGCCCGCTGGCAACCACTGTGAACCGAGCTTTCCGACGTGACGGGCAGTCATGTGCCCGTCGGGACCAGGCAGAAGCCAGTCACGTCCCGCTAGGACGCGTGCGACCTCGCGACCAAGCGACGGCGATAAGGGGACGAGTCGGACGCGATCAGCCTTGCCGTGCACAACGAGGGTAACGCCCGCGAGGTCTGCGAGAAGATCGCGCCGGTGCACGCGGGCGATCTCGCCGCGCCGCAACCCTGCTTCGCCCGCGAGCCGTAGGATGACGTGCCCCCGTTCGTCCGCCGCCGCGAGGGCGTCCCTATACGCTCGATCGGTTGCCGGGCGCGGAACAGCCGGGCCGGGCTTGATCGACGGAAGTGCACCCGTGGGATCTTCCGCGCAAATCCCAGCATCGACTGCCCACCCGTAGAAGCTGCGAAGGGATGCGTAGTGCGATCGACGGGTCTCGCGCGCCCAGTCGCGCGCCCCGGCCCAATCGACCAGGCGCGCGGCACTGACCATGCCCGGCCCCGGCGCGCCCGTCTGTCGTGCAAATCTGCGTAGGTGCTCTGTTCGCGTCTCTATACTCGCGCTCGATCGCCCTGCAGCTCGAAGATGCACGGCCCATGTTTCGATCGCCGCCGACCATGCGGCGGGCACTGCAAATCGTTTCATGGTAACTATGCTGCGCTAGGGGTGGGTCGATCTGGTTTATCAATGAGTTTCGCCACATTACGCGGCGTTTCGTGCGAATCCCGATCGCCCTGACCGTCGATTACTAACCAGAAGGTTGGGGGTTCGAGTCCCTTCGGGCGCGCAGCGGCCCCCCTCGGTGCGATCCACCGGTGGGGGTTCTGCATTTCTACCTAGCACTCCTTCGGGAGTGCTTTTTCATGCCCATCCGCTTGTGGCGGGCCCGGCAAGTCGGTTTCCTGTTCGATCCGAGATGAAGGTCGCCCGGCAGTGGGTGTGCGTGACTGGTGGCGCGACAGAACTCGCCCGGCACGGTTCCTTCCGAGCCGCCCCGCGACAAAGTTCGCCCAGCACACCATAAGACGCCGATTTGGGTCGTTTTTCGTGCGCTAGGCGAACTTGTTCGCGCACAGGACATCGCCACGTGGCGAGGTTGAAACCAATGACACCTCTGCGGCCGCTGATGCAGGCCAGCGTGAAACCGCCATCACCACTGCTCGCCCATGAACAGCAAGCGTTGAAACCGACGACGCCTCTGCAACCGAAAAACGCACGAAAAACGCCCATTTCTCACCCGCAAAGGCGATGGCGGTTTCATCTGAGGCTCGGCCTGCGCGAGCAAAGGCGACAAGGGTTTCAACCCCACGCGGGCACGAGCGAGCAAAGGCGACGTCGGTTTCAGACAACCGCACACCTGGCTTGCGGGCTCCAGCTGCGCCACCAGCAGG